TTAGACCCAAGACAAAAAATGTGCTGGGATTTATACATTGACCCAAACTCATCAACCTTCAGTAACGCTTATCGTTCAGCTTTAACTGCTGGTTATGAAGAGAACACTGCGGCAGTCATTACCACCCTTAATTGGTTTCAAGAAAAATTAAGAAGACTAAATTTATTAAAGGAAGCCGAAAAAGTTCTAAAAGAAATGATAAAAATGAAAACAAATACTTCTACCATTAAGGGCAATAAAGTAGTTACTAATAAAGACCCCCAGCTAGTTAAAATAAAACAAGATACCGCAAAGTTTTTAGCTAAAACATTAGGCAGGCATATATACAGTGAACGACAAGAACTAACAGGAAAAGATGGAGAAGCTCTTATTATAACCCCCGAAGAAAAGTCAAAAATTAACAATATAATAGAAGAATATCTTAATGGAGAAAACTAATAATAAAATCCAGCAAATCTTAAATGGCAATGACTTAAAAGCAAAAAAAGCATTATTTTCTTTTGACCAGACCGACAGCAATGAAGCCATAGCATTCAAGTTTAATTTGTGGTCTAGATATTTTTTCCCCCAGTATTTTTCCAGTAAAGACGCACCCTATCACAAAACGATGGATGGAAATAACATCAAAGCTTATCGTGGGCAAATTAGGTCTTACACCAATATAACTTTTAGAGGAGGGGCTAAATCTGCCAGAACTAAACTATTTATTGGTTTTGCCCTTGCCAACGACCTAGACCATTTTAGGAAGTATATAAAAGTTTTATCATCGGACTTTACTAATTCAGCACAGGTTGTAACCGACCTATATAATATACTTATTGACCCGAAAATTATTAGATTATATCCCGAAATTTTTGAAAAAACTAATAAAAAAAGAGAAGAAAGAATGAGTTCTTTTACAACTTCTACTGGAATAAAAGTATTAGCTGATACAGTTGGCACTGAACAACGGGGCTCAATTCAAGAAAATGCTAGACCTGACCTTATATGGTTTGAAGATATTGAAAGCCGAAAGACTTTGAGAAGTGCCGTCACCACAAAAGCAATCTGGGATAATATGGAAGAAGCAAGAACTGGTCTATCAATAAATGGCTCGTGTATCTATACCTGTAATTACATATCAGAAATGGGCAATGTCCATATCTTAGTAGGAAAGGCCAGCGAGCATAACATAGTAGAGATAATCCCAATCATAACTGATAAAGGAGAGATAACCTGGCCAGATAGATACTCAAAGGCAGATATTGACCAGATGAAGATAGACGATGACGATTTTGAAGGTGAACGCCTTTGTAAACCTAGTGCCAGCAAAGATGTCTTGTTTGACCGAGAGAAGCTAGATGAACAGAAAGAAAAGCAACCAGTCAAAGAGATAGCTGGATTTAAGATTTATCACGAATACGACCCAAGTCATAGATACGGAAGTGGACACGATGTATCGGGTGGTGTAGGGTTAGATAGTTCAACATCAGTATTCATAGACTTTGATACAGTTCCAGCTCGTGTCGTTGGTGTGTGGTCTAATAACAATACTAAGCCAGATGTCTTTGGTGATGAGATATTAAGAGAATCTGAATACTTTGGAAGTCCAATATGTGCTATTGAAAAGAACAACCACGGACACGCTACAATCGCCAGAGCTAAACAACTGGGAGTAAACCTATTCAAGACACCTTTAAGCGATACAAAGGTCTTAGAAGGCCAATCAACCGAGTATGGCTGGCACACTAACGCATTAACTAAGTCCAAGATGATATTTGCTCTAGTCAAAGCTTGTAATGATGGCTTGCTAGAACTGTCAGATTGTGGTATAATAAGAGAAGCAAAGGGATATACCCGAAATGATGTAATAGACAAAGAAGAAGACCCCAGATTAACTACCAGACACTTTGACCTTTTAATTGCTACTGCTATTGCTTGGCAAATGAAAGACTATGCCGAGGTATCAAGGGAAAACATAGAAATAGACTGGGATAGCATAGAATCTAAACCAACTCATAAAAGCATTGGAATATGATAAATAAACAAACAATAGACAAGATAGCGGCTCAATCCATAAATGAGATTGATATAGCTAGAACTTATAAAAACGGAAAGGTCAAGAGTTGGCAATCCAACGAGTCAATGTATTACGGTGTTAAAGAAACCAGCGAAGACTCAAGGGCTAATATCTCTTTGGGTCGGATGCAAGAGTTCGTTCACACCTTACTGTCTAAGATTGATAATCCGTTAGTCTTTAAGTTTACTAAGCGTAAGCCATCACAACTAAGCAGAGTTGAATTGTTAAACTCTTTAAGGCGTTTTGATGCTGATAGAAACTTCTGGGACTTAAAAGATATTGTCGGTAAGAAGCAAGGTATTATTTATGGCCGTGCTGTTTATGCTTACTATGCCTCATCTGATGAAGGCTATCAGTCTAACCTAGAGAATGTAGATGTCTATGACTTCTTGATTGACCCAGCTTGTGGTGGTATTGATATTGAGAATGCTTTCTTTATGGGTCGCTGGGGAGTAGTCAAAACTATTAAACAACTAAAAGACGGAGTTAAGAGCAAGATTTACAACAAGGAAGCAGTATCAAGATTAATTGAAAGCGGTGGAAACTCAACAGAAGAGAATCAAGAGGAAACCAATAAGCGTAGTCGTTCCTATGACCAAGAAACTATTGGTGATAAAGAGAACAATAATCATAACAAGTTTAAGCTTTGGGAGTGGTTTACTACCTATGAAGGCGAGAGATACTATATCTTGATGGATAACTCAGGCCAATGGATTCGCTGTGAAAAGTTGTCTGATATGTTCTCTAATGATATGTGGCCTTTCTGGACTTGGGCTGCTTTCCCTGATTTGACCGAGTTCTGGACACCAAGCTATTGTGATTATGCTAGAGATTTATTCCTAGCCCAAGACGCTAGTATTGGTCAGATGTTAGACAACGCTGATGCTATCAATAAGCCAATGAGAGCTGTTGATGTCAGTGCTATAGACGATGTAACCAAACTTAAGTATCGCAAAGACGGAATTATTCCAGTAAAGAAAGGCGTTGATATTAACAGAGCCTATCAGACCATCATTACACCTTCCATTAATACCCCTATTCAGGTTTTTGAAATACTAGAGGGCATCCAAGAGAAAGCATCAGGCGTTACAGCCCAAGCTAAAGGAACTTCAGATGAGAAAGGCAAGGTTGGTATCTATCAAGGAAATGAGGCTGCTATGGCTGATAGGTTTGGCCTATTAAACAAATCTTACTCCTTTGGCTATAAGAGATTTGCTAAACTATACGAGAACGGAGTTAAAGACCATTTAATTAAGAAGATTGCTATTGAGATACTTGGCCCTAATGGAGTAGAAGTCAAACAGATTAGCAAGCGTGATTTATATAAGAAAGGTGATGAATACGGAATAACTGTTGAGGCTTCTAATGCTGAGATGATGGCCAGTAAGCAAGATAGGAACGAGAAACTGGCTTTCTTGGCTTCAGAGGTCAATAACCCGATGATTAACAAAAAGAAGTCTTTTGAAATGAGAGCCTTAATATCAGGACTAAGTGAAGAAGATGTCAGACAGCTACTTGATACTAATTCTTATGGAAATGAGAAGTTAATGTCTGAAGCTGATAGAGATTTAGAGAGCTTATTGATGGGCGAGGTGATTGAAATCAATGACGCTGCCAATAATCAATACAAACAGAGAATGGTTGACTATCTGCGTGACCATAAAGAAGACATCAATGACAGACAATTCTTTGCTATTAGTGCCTATATTGATTCGCTAGAAGATGTTATATTTAGAAACGAAGCCCGTAAGCTAGTCAATGAACAATCCCAAGAGATGTTAAACCCTGAATTAAACCCACTAAACATTAATCAACCACAACCTGAGATGCCTCAGGCGGTTCAAACAAATGGCCAAATATAAACTAAACACTAAAGGAGAAATCGTTAAGACAGACTTTGAACAAGTCTATAACAAGGAAGATTATACTAATGCCGTTGCTAAAGGTGAGCAAGCTATTAAGGAACTAGAAGCCCAAAGAGGTGTCAATCTAGCCAAGTGTGAGAACATATCTCACTTTCACCCAGAGGTATTAGATGTATCAGAAGAATTACGCAATCACATCTGGCTATATCACGAGAACTTTGTCGCAGCTAGAGAACTAGAACGACAAATCAAAATGATTAAAAAGAACAGCAAAGATATTAAAGCCGAGATGAAAGAGATTGAACGACAAACAGAGGTAAAGTTTTAATATGTCAGAACAAATACAGCGATTACTAAAAATCAAAAATCTAACAGAAAGCGAGGGAGGGCAAGAATTGCTTTCTAACGCACAAAAAGACATTGATGGTATAATCTACCAGCTAACAGTTATTTATCCAACAGCGAGCCATTTAGAGCTAATTTCTGCCCTAGCTAAACTAGACTCACTAATGGAATTAAAGAACCAGTTAATAACTGCTGAAGAAAAGTATCAAGAAGCACTTGAAGAATCAAAAGGAAAATAATCGC